ATGAAGATTATAAATTTGTATAATAAATACGTAGATGAGGAAGAGAAGCACTTTATGATCATCCGTATTAATAACGATATTTATGTGTTTTCCTCTGAAACTAAGCTTGGTCAAGAATAGGGGTTATTTACTATTTGTATTTAATAGACTAAGTAAACAGGTGTATTTAAATGATGTAGTTACGTAACAGAGAAACACAAAAATAGAGAATGAGAAATTTGTTATAATGCCGAATGCATGGATGCATGAGACCATCATGAAAATAATTTTTACTACTATTTGTTACTAAAAGTTAAGGTCAAAATATATGCGCAATATTCAACAAGTTTTAGAGTGTTGGGGCGGTTGGGTTGATGATGCCACTGGTATTAATTGGCCACCGATCGCTGCTGGATTTAAAGGTCTGATTGCGTCAACTCGTTCATTACGTCCTTCCTGCTGTGATAACGATGGCTTGATCATTGATGCTTGTATCGCAAAGTTGCAGACGGTAGGTAAATCTGAAGAAATTGAAGTTTTATTTATGTACTACGCTTTAAGGCTTTCCAAACGGTCCATCGCGCGTTTAATTAAAGTACCTGATATTGAAGTACGTTCCCGGTTGCAAAAGGGAGAAAGTTTTGTCCAGGGATGTTTGGCTATGCTTGATATTAAGTTAGAAATGGATGATGAAATACAAAAACACAAAAAGCTTGCGCGTACGCAAAAAGCTATGGTAGTGTACTAATCAGTTAAAGTTGCGAATAAGCCCCGATAGAAATGAGCTATAGAAATAAACTATAGAAATATCGGGGCTTTTTTCATTCCGATATTGCAGGTAATGGGGGAAATTAGGATTTAAGCCATCAAATTCAATTTAAAAAATTCCTGTTATCCAATGAACTCTATTTATACCCTATGGATTTCAAGATGCATCGCGGCGGCAAGGGAGCGAATCCCCGGGAGCATAGCAAACTATGTGACCGGGGTGAGTGAGTGCAGCCAACAAAGAGGCAACTTGAAAGATGACGGGTATAGTACGAGTGAACTTTAAGTATCTTCTATTGTACTCTGATAAATAAGTGAAAATTTAAATCATTATTGTCGAAGGCCGCACTGTGTTGCGGCCTTTTTCGTATTTGCCGTCGCGAATCGCTTACACATATTTTTTACCTTTTTCGCGGTCGGTATCCCTATTAAATCAATCATAACTCGGTGTTGAAAACTAAGAACTAGTCCTCAATGCAGGGCTTGGTTTACCCATGGCACAGGGTGAGTTATTGCTGTTTGATGGAGGTATTTTTGATGAGCAACGGTAGTGATAAAGCGGGTTGGTTAACACCTACCACGCCTGGGCCTGAGTACGATGATGAGCTGGAAAATATATTAAGTCGTTGGCTAGGAGGTGTTTCTGGTTTGCCTGACGATAACGTGCGTTCTCGATGGACATCAGCACACCTGCCCCAGTTACCGGTAGATGATGACAGGTGTGATTTTGACATTACGGATTTTATTTCGGATGCCTCGCCTGCTTTTGAGAACCAGACTGATGAAGGAACCAAATTATGGCGTCATGAGGAAATTGTGTGCTTGATTTCCTTTTATGGCCCGAACAGCCAGCGGTACGGTGCCCGTTTTCGTGATGGCGTGGCGGTCAGTCAGAACAATGACGAATTAGAACGTTTCGGTCTTTCAGTCGACAAACTCAGCTGGCTGACTTCGTTACCGGAACTTATCAATAACCAGAGGGTGCGTCGTTATGACATGACGATCACCTTGCGGCGAAAAGTGGTGCGTGAATACGGTGTTAAATCACTGGTGGAAGCGCCTGTCAAATTCTTAGGAGATTAAATTATGCAGGGTTTACCTGTTTCAAACATTATCAATGTCACGTTGAATATGGCTCCTCATGCGGCTCAATCCCGGAACTTTGGGGCGTTACTGATCATCGGTGCAAGTAACGTGATCAACCCTCATGAACGTTTACGCCGGTATTCGGATATCGATGGTGTCGGTGCTGATTTTGGGCTGAGTTCACCAGAGTATCAGGCCGCGGCGCTTTATTATTCCCAGTCACCCCGTCCGGTTGATTTATATATTGGTCGGTGGGCTAAGGACAATGTGGTCTCCTCTTTACAAGGGGCGGTATTGACTAAACAGCAGCAAATGATGAGCAAATTTATTGCTGTCACCGATGGCTCTTTTAAATTGACGATTAACGGTAAAGAAACGGTATACAGCGGCGTCGATTTGAGTAAAGAGGCCAATCTTAATGGTGTGGCCCAACGGATAGCAGATAAGTTAAAAGATTGTTCAGTCGCATATGATAGTTCTTCTTCGCGTTTCGCTATTATGCCGAATTCTGTCGATGCGGTTGGCTATGTTTCACCGGCAACGACGGGAACTTATATTGGTGATTTATTAAAGCTGGACGAAATATCGGGAGCTACCGCTATCGAATCTACCAAAGCAGAAACCATTGCTGAGGCGGTGGCGGCACTGGGATCGGTATCCAGTGGCTGGTATGGGTTGGTTATCGCTGATGACTCTCTGACGGATAAAGATATTCTCTCTGTTGCTGATTACATTGAATCCGCATCTGTTCCCCGCATCTATGGACATACAGCGCAAAAAGCGGATGTCTTGGATGCTGATGTTAAAACTGATATCGGCTCAAAATTAAAAGAGAGAAACTATCAACGCACACTTTGGCAATATTCAACCGGTAAATCCTACACGGTTGCTTCGCTGTTGGGCCGTATGTTTACCGTCAATTTCAACGGCAATAACACCACTATCACCTTGAAATTTAAACAAGAGCCCGCGGTAACCGCAGAAAACCTCACCGCAACGCAAGCCAATGTGTTGAAAAGGATGAATGGCAACGTTTTTGTTAAATACAGCAATGATACGGCCATTATTCAGGAAGGTGTCATGGTGAATGGGGATTTCATTGATGAGCGCCACGGTCTGGATTGGTTGCAGAACTACGTTCAGAACAATCTTTATAACCTGCTTTACACCAGTACCAGCAAGATCCCACAGACTGATGAAGGTGTCACACGATTAATCACCAATGTTGAACAGTCACTGGCGCAAGCGGCGACAAATGGATTAATCGCTCATGGTGTATGGGGTGGCGATCCGATTGGTGCGTTGGATACGGGCGCAACATTAACCAAAGGTTACTACGTTTACGCACCGCCAATTGCGACACAGGCACAGGCTGATAGAGAAGCACGAAAAGCACCGGTTATTCAGTGTGCAATCAAATTAGCCGGTGCTGTCCACTACGCTGATGTCATCATTAATGTAAACAGATAAGGGTTGAAAATGGCTACATATTCTTTTCTTGATGTTTCCGCTTCTATTACCGGAGTTGGCGGCTCTTTTGATCTTGGTAACGGTGCCGCGCTCTCTGATGAGGGAATTACCGTCACCATGTCGGAGAGTAAAAACACCATGACCACCGGTGCAGACGGAGAAGTCATGCATTCATTGCATGCAACCAAGTCTGGAACTATCACCGTTAATTTACTTAAGACGAGCCCGGTAAACGCTAAATTGAACGCGATGCTCAGCACACAATCGCTTTCATCAGCGGCATGGGGTAATAACGTGATTGTTATTCGCAATAAACAAAGTAATGACATTGCTGTTGCTCGCTCTGTCGCCTTTCAGAAACAACCGGATTTGCAGAATAACAAAGCAGGCGGTACCGTTTCTTGGGTATTTGATTGCGGAAAAATCGACATCATGTTAGGCACATTCTAACCAGCTTACTTCACAACCATTTAAATCACCTTTAAATTTGCCGCAGCATTTGTCTCTATTTTTACGTCGGACTTATGCTGCGGTAGTTTGAGCGAGCTTGAGGATAAGTGATCATGGAATTTGAAATTGATGGCAAAAAATATCGCAGTGGTAAATTGAACGCTTTTCAGCAACAAGATTTAGCGGTGGCTTTGGCTCCGGCTATTCCGGCACTTGGACCGCTGATGAAAAAGATGGTGACAGCTAAAAATGATGATGGAGTAACGGGTTTTGAAGAAGTGCTCCCTTATTTGGTGGAATCCATCAATGCATTAGGAAAATCCAACCGACATGAAATTAATGATATTTGCTTATCAGTGGTTTCTCGTGAACAGAATGGTATCTGGAACCGGATTTATGAACCTGATGGACAGGTATTGATGTTCGATGACATCAACGGCTTCGAACTGTTGAAAATTGTCGGATTTATTATTCGAGACGCATTGGGAAATTTTTTTCCCGCCCCATTAGAGAGTGCAGTGTAATCTCAGGACAAGCCAATTTAAATTTTGAAACCCTCCCGAAAGGGCGTGATTATCTGTTACGCCCGGTCATTGCGGGCATGTGCCGTTATGAATCATTGAAAAACAGCGTTCTTGATCTAGCTGATATTGCATTGATGAATGATGCCCTTGATGTTAAATCGGAAAATGAGGCCATGATAGAGAGGTGGCGAAATGAGCAATGACGTTGAAACAACTAAAGATTTCCTGATATCGCTGAGGTTTGATGTTGATGAAGTGGAACAGCGTAAATTTATGGCTGTTATCACCGAAGTCACGTCTGGCATTCTCAAAATGAGGGCGGAAATTGAAAACGCAACATTAGTTGTGGCCAGTTTTATCACCCAAATAGCTGACGGATTGGATAAGTTATACGGTAAGTTGCAAGAAACAGACGCAGTGGTTGAAAAAATTAAATCTATCAATGAGGAAAGCGTCCGTCGAGCGGTGGGAGGTGTAGAGAGATTTCTGCCGAGCATTAATGTTCAATCCCATGATACAAATGGTCGCCATTTTAATACTGCCTCCTTGGTCGCATCGATGGATGAGCAGTTATTAAAAGCAACAACGGATTGTGCTAATCAAAATACCAGCATACTTGATAGTGATGACATATTTAATGCTATTGAGGAATTAGTTAAATGGTTAGACAAAGGAGAAATTTCTGCGAAAGGTTTATTGGCGACATTGAATGAATTATGGAAATTTACAGGAAGAAAAATTGTCCTGGGTGTATTATTTGATTTTAATAGTCGGTTAAATGCCTTACAGGAAGAAGCAAAGAAAAATCACGAAACAGTGGCTGAAACATTATCACGGCGGAAAAGAGAGTATGACAAAAATAAAAAACCACTTATAACATATGATCAACTCGATAATTGGATGTCAACACATGGGATTTATATTGCTTCTGACTTGACTCCATTTTTCAGTAAAGATAAATATGAAAAATACCAAGAACAAATTGATGGTAAGAAAACGATAATCCACAAAGAATACAGCCAAAAAGTTGCTGATATTTCCAGTAAAGTATCAGAACGATCAAGTAAAACGAAAAAGAAGCGAAAGAATAGGCAATTAAATAAAGATCATCTTAAGGATGACATTGTTGAACATCACGATGTGCCTAAGGAATTAAATATTCCAGTTAATCAACCAACGAATATTTTTAATAGTGAGCTTACAGCAGCAAAGCTAAAAAAATTAAAATCTTCGCGAGGAGTACGGAATAACAATCCATTAAATATGAACTTTGCACATCAGACCGGGGCAGTACTTGAAGATAATCCAAAACCCAGATTTGCTCAGTATCCAGATGCATTCAGTGGATTAAAAGGTACAGCTCATCAGTTGATGCGTTATTTTCGTGGTAAAACTACAGGAACAAAGCTACAGACTATTGCGAGTATTGTCCCGACATGGGCACCAAAGAAAGATCATAATAAAACCAAACAGTACATTACCAATGTGTCTAAAATGATGGGAGTTTCTAAGGATACGTTCCTTGATCTCACTGATCCTGATGTGATGCAACGGCTGATTGATAGCATGATGATAGAGGAAAGTGGTGGTAATCCCTATTCACCAGAATTTATCAGGAAGGCGATTATGGCAGAGCTACAGCCAGCGAATAAAGCGCCAAAGCAGGCTGGACATTTAAATCATGTAGCTCATTATTTGCAGAATATTTCCATTGATCACCGAATGATCAATGGTGCGGTGACCAATATCAACAGTATGATGAATCATCAGGAATTGACTCCTGCTTTATTACATCGTGCGCCAATATCTGCCAGCAATAATATGCCGGGAATAGGAGAAGTAAATTATCATATTGAAGTCAACGGTGTTGAATCTCCTAGAGAAGCGGCAAGATTGACCGGAGAAACGGTAGAACGCACTCACAGTATGCTCCTTCGAAATATGCAAACACAGGTGAGATAACAATGGATATATTATCAGTCATGTTTTCTCAGCAAAAGAGAAAAATAGGTGTTATTGTACCGAGTGTCGTTATTTCAGAAACCCATACCGATGTATCGAATATCACCGATCATCCGGTCCAGCAGGGGGTGACATTCAGTGATCATGCTTATGACAGCCCATCGGAAGTAAGAATGGATTTAGGTTTTGCCGGTGGAGGTTCGCTGCTTGATGTTATTGATACGACAAAAGTATTTGATATTTCTACCGGGCTGAGCCTTGGAACCAGTCCGCGTGATATATATCAACAGTTACTTGACCTGAGGGCATCACATAAACCGTTTGATGTCGTAACGGGAAAGCGATTATATAAAAATATGTTGATTAAAGATATCAGTGTCACAACAGATAGAACCAGTGAAAATGTTTTATCGGTGGCTTTAAACCTGCGTGAAATTGTTATTGTTGAAACATCACCGAATAAGGCCGCGCCGGCGGAAAATATGAAAAATCCTGAAGATACAGCACCTGTCATTAATATGGGAGCTAAAGTCACGGTGAAGCCATCAATGCCAAAAATTATTCTTGATTTTATTATAGAGCGAGGTAAGAAATGGCTAGGGTTGTAGAAATTCCTTTATCACCGCAAAATCAGCAATTCGACATTCAGCTCAATGGCATTAACTATAAAATGAGATTAATGTGGCGTGATATCGCGGGTTGGATTTTGGATATTATGACGCCGGACAGTGAATTTATCGTTACAGGTTTGCCGTTGGTTTTTGGGGTTGACTTACTGGAACAATATCGCCATCTTGGTTTTAACGGCTCATTAATTTTTTATGGTGATATAAATCAGGAGAAACCTTTCAGGAATAATCTTGGTAAAGAGGACAGGTTATACTTTGTAATAAGTTAACTTGATGGGGGTAAGGGAAAGATATTTTTAATAATTTATTACATACGCCGCTTAATTGCGGTTCTTTTATTTCTATTAATTAGGTGAATTATGTCAAAACAATGGATAAGAGAATGCCACCTTATCGTTGTAGACAAAGATGGCGAAAAAGTAAATTTATCAGACCTGAAAATCACATTTAACATTAGCAGAACGGAATCTTCCAATCCTGCTAGCGGTATTTTTACTCTATATAACCTCAATAACGAAACCAGTAATAAATTACGTAAAAATGAATTTAAAAAAATTAAATTTGTGGCGGGTTACAAGGAGAACTCAGGACAAATATTCTCAGGCCAAATTCAGTACACGTATGTAAAAAGAGACAACGCAACGGATACTTGTGTTGTGATTCATGCAGCGGACGGGGATGAAGCACACAATTACGCGACTGTGAATACCACCATTGCGGCTGGATATTCGCAAGCAGATTTAGATCATTTGCTAATGCGTGATATTGCCAAATATGGCATTACCGCCGGTCTACGCCCTGAATTCAGTAAATCAGCATCACCCAGGGGAAAAGTACTTTTTGGCATGCACCGCAATGAAGTTTCTAATTTGGCAAAACAATGTGATGCTAATTGGCGCTATGAAGATAACAAACTACATATTGTACCCAAAAATAAATACTTAACTGAAGCCATTGTCCTGACTTCAAAGACAGGTCTTATTGGTATGCCTGAACAAACTATTGGTTCAGGTATTAACGTTACATGCTTAATTAACCCGAATATCCGCCCCGGGACATTAATCCGACTGGATAACCGCTCAATCAAACCAGTTGATCCGGCGACTAAACAAGCTGCTCAATCTGGCGATCATAAGGATGCAAAAGCACAACCGGCAACGTTGGACGCTGATGGTGATTACATTGTCTTCAATGTGGAGTACTCCGGCGATACCCGCGAAACGGAGTGGTACATGACAATAATGTGTATCGCCAAGAGCGATCATACTTTGCTGAATCAATCAACTCGCAATAAGGATAAGGCAGAGAGCGAATGATAAATACTGACGAACGACTCAATAGACCCGAAGCGGTCTTTTTTGCTATGCAAGAAGTCATTAGCGCCGGATTGTATGTCTCCTTGCCTTGCATTATTCAATCATTTAATGCTGATGCGGTAACCATCACCGCGCAACCGGCCATCAGATGGAAAATCAGGCAAAGAGACGGGGAACTGGAATCGGTATCCTTGCCACTATTAGTGGATGTGCCGGTTATATTCCCAAGGGGAGGTGGCGTGACGTTAACCTTCCCGGTAAGAGCCGGTGATGAATGCTTAGTCGTATTTGCTGATCGTTGCATCGATTATTGGTGGCAATCTGGCGGTGTACAAGAGCCGGTGGACCCCAGGCAGCATAACCTGTCCGATGGATTTGCGCTTATTGGCCCGCAATCTCAGCAACAAAAAATAGCGAATATCAGCACTCACACCGCGCAACTGAGAAGTGATGATGGCGCGGCGTATATTGAACTTGATCCCAGCAGCCATAACGTCACGATTATCACACCGGCAAAACTTATCGCGACAGCCAATGGCGGTACTGAAATCACTTCACCTGACATCATCCTAAACGGCAACGTCACCATTAACGGCAACTTATCACAGGGCATGGGCGTTGGTGGTGGCACCGCAACCCTGCAAGGCCCGGTCACGGTGAGTCATGATGTGACAGCGGCAGGGATTAGCCTTAAAAACCATGTACATAGTGGTGTGCAATCAGGTGGCGGTAAGACGGGGAAACCTCAATGAGATACAGAAGAGAAATTGACAACGACTATGTATTTGGGCGTGGAGAGGCGGGTTTTCTTATCAACTCACCGGAAGCCGTCGCACAAGCGGTGAAAACGCGCCTGATGTTGCACAGTGGCGAATGGTTTCTTGATAACCGAGAGGGGACAGATTACGACGACGTGTTGGGTAAAGGCACATCGAGTTTTTATGACCTGATTATTAGACAGCGAATACTGCAAACGCCGGGTGTAGAGAACATTACCCAATACCGTAGTGAAAGAAACCCGGAAACAAGAAAAATCACCATTACAGCCACGATAGACACGATTTATGGACAGACAGGAGTAACTGCTGATGTATGAAAGTATTATCAACACCATGTTACCTGCTATTGATAAAAACGGGATCAATGCTCCTGATTATCAAACCATCTTGAATAGCTGGAAGACGATATTCAGGGATATTTATGGGGACGATATTTACATTGAATCTGACAGTAAAGACGGTGTTTTTTTATCGCTGATAGCCTACGTTATTCACGGTTGTAACAACGCAACCATTGCTTCCTATAACTCATTTAGCCCGACAACGGCGGTGGGCGAAGGGCTTTCCCGTAATGTCAAAATCAACGGCATCACCAGAAAAAGCGCCAGCAACTCAACAGTGGATATTTTGGTTACTGGTCGAGCAGGCACGGTTATCCGCAACGCTTCTGTCCGGGATGATGCGGGCAACGCTTGGTCACTACCGGATGAAGTGATTATAGATACACACGGGCAGGCTATTGTGACCGCGCTTTGTCAAAAATCGGGTGCGATTGGCGCATTGCCCCACACGGTTAACCAAATTGCTACGCCAACATTGGGCTGGCAAACCGTGACAAACCCGGTTGCGGCGACACTTGGTCGGGGAATTGAAACCGATGTAGAACTGCGAATACGGCAAGCGGTTTCCGTTGCGCTGCCTTCGAGAACCATTATAGATGGACTGATGGGGGCCATTGCCAACCTGCATGGAGTTTCACGTTACCGGGGATATGACAACGACTCGGACAAAACGGATGAGAATGGCATACCTGCCCACAGCATATCGCTTGTCATTGATGGTGGAGACTCGAAAGAGATTGCCCGGACTATCCTGGTGAAGAAAACGCCGGGCATACCGACATTTGGCACCACCTCTGAAACGATTACCGATGATTATGGCAATAAAAAAACGATAAACTTCTATCGCCCTACACTGGTGCCAATTTACGTTGAAATACACATAAAACCCTTTATCGGATATACATCAGATATTGGCAATAATATTCGTAATGAAATATCTAACTATATAAAATCCCTTTATATTGGAGATGGAGTATATGTGACTCGTTTATTTGTACCGGCAAACTTATGCAATAAAAACGGTGGACAGACATATGAAGTATTATCTGTGATAGTGGGAAAATCAGCATCAACGACAGGAACGGCGAACATAGACATAGCATTTAATGAAGCGCCGACGTGCTCACCTGAAAATATTAAAATAGTAACGGTGCTTGAATGAACAGATATATGAAACTAATTCCTGCATATCACATGGAAGGTAAAAAATATGTCAGGATGCTTGAAGCTGTGACTGATATTTTCAACCAGAATGCGCTGACAACAGATTTACTGATTAGCCGTTTTGACCTTGATAAAGCGGTGGGCAAACAGCTTGACATTATTGGAGAATGGGTAGGAAGAAATCGAATGATCCAAACTCCAATTGAATCCTATTACTTCTCCTTTGATATTACTGACTTAGGATTTGATAGTGGTCAATGGAAAGGGCGGTTTGACAGTGATAAAAGTTATATCAAACTGGATGATGATAATTATCGGGTTGTCATTAAAGCTAAAATAGGCGCAAATAACTGGGATGGAACGGCTGAGTCATTTAATAACATCCTGAGTTTTATTCATTCAAATAATGGCCTATCGGTATCTTTTGAAGATAACTTGGATATGTCATTCACAGTAACGATTAAAGGAAAATCAATCAGTACAATTACTAAAGAAATCATCCATCAGGGTTATCTCTCGCTTAAACCTATGGGGATAACGGTTAATTACCATATAGTGGAGGGTTAGAAATGGCTAAAAATGATTTTAAAGCATTTGCCATTGGTGAAAACGCGAATACTTTGTCACAAGAAGAATATGAAAGTTCAGATTTTATTGGGGAGGGTTTTAAATCGGGAATAGCGAGGAGTGAGCGCTTAAATAAAGTTTGGCGCCAATCTTCGGTTATAGCCGCGGTGATAGGGAAATATATTGCGGAAAAAACCGGGGAAGACGTTATGGATGATGGAGACCTGGAGAAACTCGTAGCGCAATTGGATTTAGCATTAAAACATAAAATTACTACGGAAATCCCTGCTGCTTCACTGACGCAGAAAGGCATATCGCAACTCAACAGCGCGACAAATTCTGACAGAGAAGATCAAGCGGCGACACCGAAGTCGGTCCACGATGTTAGAAAAATCGCTGAGAGCAAATTGAGTGGTGTTTCTGATGCCTCATTGACTCAGAAGGGGATTGTACAACTGAGTAATGCAACAAATAGCACAAATGAAACCTTAGCGGCGACGCCAAAGGCAATTAAAGAAGCATATGATTTTGCAAATACAGCAAACGTAGCAGCTAAAAATGCTCATGATGAAGCAAACAGGGCTACAGATAATGCTAATAGCAGATTGGCAAAAAACCAAAATGGAGCAGATATCCCTAATAAAAGTGAGTTTATAAAAAACCTTGGTTTAACAGAAACGGTAGAATTGGCGAAAAGTGCCGTGCCGAATAGCCGGAAAGTTAATGGCAAGGTGTTGAGTGGGGATGTCAGTTTGAATGCCGGGGATGTGGGGGCTTTTCCAGATGTTCGCGGTGGTCTGAGCGATAATGGCAGATTCTCGGACATGCGCGAAACGGGTATCTATCTTGTAACTATCGCTAATCCTAATTCTGTAACTGACTTACCCGTTTATAATGGCGGTAAAATTTACGCGTATGGATTTCTTTCTGTATTTAAGAGTAATGATCAGAGAATTCATCAAACATATTATTCTCATCACGGAGATATTGCGACACGACAAACTTGGGATGGGCCGGAGCAATACCTGCCTTGGACTATTCAATATAGCACAACAAATCCGGCGCTCCCCGTCGGCGTCCCGCTTCCGTATCCGCATCGTTATACACCCCAAGGCTACCTCACTTGCAACGGTCAGACATTTGATAAATCTTTATATCCGAAGCTAGCGGAAGCCTATCCTGCCGGTAGAGTGCCCGATTTAAGAGGCGAATTTATTCGAGGATGGGATGATAGTCGGGGAGTCGATCCGGGGCGTGTGTGTGGTACGTGGCAGGGGGATGCAATTCAAAATATTACTGGCGGTTTCGCAGTAAGATTGATGGACGGCTATTCACAGCTCGAAAGTTTATCGGGTGCCTTTAATGCGACACGAAATTCAAGCAGTGGGTTATATGCAAGTTATCCCTCCGGCAAACGGGGTGCCGATGACGTTACATTCGACGCATCACACGTCGCACGTACAGCAAACGAAACCCGCCCGCGCAACGTCGCATTTAATTACATAGTGAGAGCAGCATAATGACTGAACAGAAATACTCTTTAGAACATGAAACAGCAATCTTAGGTAAAGATGGTTTGGCAATTCAGGCAGGCTGGATAAAGGTTTATCACTCGAATCAAATCACGCGAGAATTCACAAATTCTGATATCGAATATGTCATGCTCGGTGTCAGTTTGTCAGCCGGCGCTTATCCTGATGCGCCAGAGCTACCTAAATCTCATGATGAGGCTGTTTGTCGCAGTGTAGACAGTAAATGCTGGGAAATCCTGCCTGACTATCGTGGAAAAATCGCTTACGACACATTGACTCGTACGGCTATTGAAATTACGGAAATCGGTGAGCTGCCCGACACGCTCACATTCAAGAAACCGCCCACCGACTTTGACAAATGGGATGGCAAAAAGTGGGTAGTTGATAAAGACTTACTCAAGTCTCATCAAATCAATGAAGCAAAACAACAGCAGGCAGCACTGTTACAACAAGCAAATGAAACAATCTCATTGCTACAAGACTCTGTTGACTTAGAAGTCGCTACAGACTCAGAGAAAGAAGCTCTACTCGAATGGAGAAAATACAGAGTATTGCTTACTCGTGTAGATGTGAATCAAGCGCCGGATGTGCCGTGGCCGGAAGTGCCAAAGTAATGATGGGGCCAAACGGCCCTTACTGCTATTTTAAGGGTTCTTCTGGGTGATATGGATAAAAAGATTTCTGACTTCGATTGTTATCGGGCTGCATAAGCAGCCCTTATTGTTGTCATTCTGGGATAATCCTTTAGGTAATTAATTAGGAGTGCAGTTCATTCTGAGAGGGATTATTTAATTGGTTCCGAGTGAAATCTACGACCTCGCCTAACAGAGCATTTTTTTCAACAAGAGCTTCATGAGGTATTTTACCTTTCAAGCTACCATGCGGCCAGTGATAATTGTAAAACGCCTCCCATTCAGCCAATCTAGTTTCTAAAGCTACGTCTCTTTTAATCGCTCAGTAATAGGTAAAACTTTTCCTTAGTACCAAATGAAAACTTATTTATAATTCAACTAGTTAGATATGATTATTGAGTTCCGGATAATTGGATAGTGCAGTTCGAAATAATTTATAAAAACAATTTATAACGTATTATAATTATGTTAACTTAAATATTAAAGATGATATTATTTAAAGTTTAAAACTTAGGAGGTAGCTTAACAATGAAAAAGATTATCGTTAACGGTGTTTCTAACCAAAAATTCATAAACAACTATGCTTATGATTTTGAAGAGATAATTAATCAAAAAATCAATCCTGATTCTATTCCGGATAGATTTTATCGTAAAGGTAAAGCTTGCTGGGTTTTTCAAACTTTAATTAATCTCAAATATTACTACGGTAATTATCTTGATATTACATTAACTAATCAAGTCCGTGCTGATGCAGTTAATATATTACACTACGATGATTTTAGCTTTAGAACTAAGCCGTGGATAGGATGCACTATTGTTTGTCAAGCTGATCGTCCCCCTGTTTATGGAGCTGATTATACCGTTGTACAAAATCCACTACAAACAGAACCTAGAAAAATCTTTTTACCACACTGGCCACAACCAAACTTAAAATGCAGATCTAAAGATAGCAATGAAATAAAAACTATTGGTTTTTTTGGACATGTTGATGCTTTACCTGATTTTTTTACAGATAAAAATCTTATAAGCGAGTTAAATAAAAGAGGTATAGCACTTAGAATATCAACAGATGACTGGACTAATTATAGTGACATCGATATAGCTATAAGTTTTAGGAAAGAATGTAGCCCTGACCTTATGAGAAAGCCGGCTAGCAAACTTATCAATGCGTGGAGTGCTGGTTGCCCTTTAATTTGTGATAATGAACCTTCTATGAGAGCTATACGAATAAGTGAATTAGATTATTTAATTGCCAAGACACCAGAGCAATTCATAGAGGCAGTGGATCAACTACGAAACCGACCAGATTTATATACATCAATGGTATCTAATGGAAAAAAAAGATTTGAACAATATGGTAGAGAGTCCACAGTAAAAAAATGGTTTTCTTTAATAGAAAAAATTCACAATATAAATGACACTCAAAGAGTAAAAACATTTTCCCGTTTCATTGCGTTTGCTCTTTATAAAGTAGGATTTCACTAAATCTTGCTAGTTTCGTATTGGTTTCCTCCTTGTTTTAAAATGACAAAGAGGAATTAAACCATCAATTAACTCATGCAGAACGATACCAACCCATTAACATTACATAGGCGTTAGCTACATTTATCACTGAACCACTACCTGTGTTTCTTGTTGTCCCAGTTACTAAGTGGCTATGGGCACCAATCGCTACAATGTGGTTATGATTGCCTGCTGAGTTAGTATCTGGATTTTGGAAAGTATAACTCCCGCCTGAGGTTGTAGATACTTTTGGACGTATATCTCCGGGCCTTCCCATACCATTTACAGTATGGTAATGGTTTCCTGCTGTGTTTGTTGTCTTTGTCCCATAATCAAATGAACTAGTTGTTGCACTAAATGAATGGTTATGTACAGGTAACTGCGTTGCTGAGAGCGTAACACTATCAGAACCGCCAGAACTCAGTACGTTTGAGCCACTCGTACTAGCTAAACGAATTGTTTTATTTTCACCAATATATTTCCATGTAGTACCTGGAAACAGTGTATTTGGGTTTTTATTTTGTGCAAACCAAACTACGATTCCGACAGGATAAATGGTGTTGATATTAGCTGCACTTTTCGCCAAATTGACGGTTTCTGTTAAACCAGGCTTTCTGTAGTTCATTAACTGACAGCAATCTTTGTCAAAGCAGCTTTTAAAGGCATTAAATGGGACTCAATATGGTAAAAATTGGGCAGATCTGAGTACCAATAAATAACCAAAATAATGATTGAGAAAGAAATATATTAACTATGATGGAATTACGAACAATAATTGGGTGGAAAACATACAGAAAAATTAGCATCACTTTGCGTTTTAACGCAAGTTCATTTGAGATAAATAAATTTACTTTGTGTGTATGCGTGCATATGCTTATGCCAGGTTGGGAGGATATGAAATCAACCAACCTGATAAAAGAGCTGATTGCTGTTGGACGCGAACTTAGAAGGAGTTATCAATAACCGGAAAGACATTTCCAGTTCCGCATCCCAAAAAAGATCTGCCTATCGGTATTGTCAAATCTATAAAGAAAATGGCGAGAGTTTAATCCCCGACGACTTTGGAGGTCATCATGTTTTTTTCAGTAGGTGTTGAGTTGCCGAAAGATGAAAACACCGCGTATGGTCTAGCTATTCCTGCGCTGTGTACCGAAGATTATGGCTGTTTTTCTGCTGCTGATAATAAAGAAGACATTGCGATAATGGCACGTGAAGCTATCTTGTTAACGGTTGAAGATATGGTTGCAAACAGTAGAGCCATTGAACAAATTAAGGACCTTGGCTATCTGGTTTATGCAAAAAATACAGAATATCAATATGTTGATAGTTGGTTTGTTATTGATGTTGATTTATCTGAATTTTCCGGAAAGCAACAGCGTATTAATATCTCATTACCCGATACGCTCATTCAGCGTATTGATAATCGCGTCAAAGAAAGTCCGACACAATATCGAAATAGAAGTCACTTTTTAGCTAAAGCAGCAAGACATGAACTTAGGTAACACTATGGTGCATGGGTGTGCCATAGTTTAAAAAGCATTCAATTGATACTATGTTTGTGAATCCTTTACACTGCCGTATGAACGCAAAACCCGAATGATAGGTGCCGCACCTTCTTTGTTGGTCATAAAGCAACCAAAATAACGACTTATTTGGAGAAAAATACATTCATCTTGAAAAAACCATGAACAAGCTTTAGATGATAAATTAACGAGTTTACATAGTGCTCTTTTACTCGCATTATGAGATGTATTACACTTTCAGTTTTAGAGTTATCTATCATGATCATGCAACTAAGGAAGCCGATAGTTTACTGAAATTTACTAAAGTAAAGTATCAGGAGGAAAACTCGTAAATATTGCGGGAACCAAATATAAAACCCTTTAATTTGCATGAAGCCCCCGCAAACCATTAGATCACTCATTAATACACATAAATCAAATAGATATTAATTAAAATCCTTTAATAAAATACATTAAAAAGCATCCTGTAATTACACCAAAAGTAAAATACTTTATTTTCCTTCTATTTTCGCGTTTCCTCTGTCTTATCTCTTCATCTGTTTTTATATGATCATCCCAACCGATATGCCTAACTGCGCTTTTATCTAAAATAACTGCATATTTATCTATTTCTGCATACTTCTTTGATAGTGTCATCTCTGTATCACCTGCTAGATTATAGGGCATGAATAATTCATAATCTGATTTTCTTCTAAGCCCTGGATTAAAACTGAATCCCCTCCATCTGAAATCATTGCTTTCCAGAGTAGAAAAGCAAACACCTTCTAATTCTCTAAAATTACTAGGGTAATGGAATGGATAATGAAGCATCACATCCTCTTTTAAATCTCTGAGCCAGACTTGGAGTATGTTTTTATCAGACTTCAAAGCAACAAAAGAATCCTCAATAAATCTATCTCTATAGAAAAGCCAATCGTCTTCACAATGGAAGATATAGTCAGTTTTTACTTTACTATATGCCAGATCAATTGACTTAATTTGCCCTAGTTTAGGATTGTTTAAAATAATTTCACAGTATGGTAGCCAGTGCTCAGGTATGACAGAATGAATAGACTTATCTCCAGAATCCTCCGTTACAACAACCTCTTTTATAGGATAAGAATTATACTTATCAAACGACTCAATAGTTTGCTTTAATAAATCAAACCGGCCACAACTTGTAATGACCAGGGTAACATCACTTGAATCAGAAAATAACATAATATTTACTCATTGACTTTTATAAAATTCACTATTACTTGGTATGATAACAAACAAAATACTACTTTCATAGTGTCAGAACGATAACTTAATTTTAAGTATTTTTTAGTAAAAGATCATATATTAAACCTGAACTTATCAATATCCTCAATATAATATTTATGGCTTTATCCGTTTCACCAATAAGCGGATAAATATCCGCCAAAACATTGTATATAATTTTACGTATAATGACCTTCTTTTTCTTTGAATTCTGAAGAATTCTTGCCTACTCTGCTTTTGTTTTTTTCTTTCTAGCGCCAAGTTTGATTGAAGATATAGCGGCGTTGTAGAGATGACCGGAGGTACCACTGCTTTCACTTTTATGATCCGTCTTTCATTGAGAAAACGCCACTTATCAGCTTCAAGCCAAACGGGCTGTAGAAAATCAAGTAAACATTGTGCAGCGTAATTATTAATTACATAACCATAAGTACAAGCTGCTTCAATCACATTAACTAAATAATACTGACCCGTTATATTTTTCTTGAAAGTGTCAATATATTCGTTAGTTTTATTAAGTAAAATGATATTGGGTTTGTTAGGATTTTTGGTGTTGAATTTATCTAATGCACTCAGTACATCAGAGATATTTTTATTGATTTCTGCATCGTCTTCCATGATAAGAGCTAAAGGAATGTTTTCGTCGACAATTCTCTGGTAGACTAATAGATGGCTTAACGAGCATCCTAGCTCTCCAAGAGTCATCCCGTTATTATAAAAGTCGCGACTAAGTTTCATTACTTCATCTTTGGAAAGCTGTTTGCCATTTACCGCTTTGATTATTTCAACATCCAATCTCAAAGATGATGCTTGCTGTAACATCGAATACTTTCTTTCGACATCTGATTCTAAGTTAATTATAAAAATTTTCATTTTTTCTGGTAAAATCATGAGAAGATTTAAGTAAAAGATAAACTATGGAATTTATAGCCACTTAATTTTAAAATAATATAAATTGATATTTTACTTAGCTACAGTACCAAGATCCCCTCATATGAAAGGCTAAAATATTTTCCATTCTTTGAAATCCTATTTTTTCTTATCTTCATAAATACTCTTTTAAAAAAAATAAAACACTATGATTTAATATAAAAATTAGTGTTGAAAGATTCTTTACTATCCGATAGACAGAGTAGAATACTCCTTAATGTGAACTTTGCATTATAATCTCTTTTGTGTTAATTAGTGCATATCATCAAATATTAAGTGCTGATTTCACTCTTTTTAAATAATTTGAATCAAATAAATTGGAAATAGCCATTTTTATTGTATTACTGTCAGATAGTTTTTTTCCGCTAACTATATCCTGCAATTTACTTATTAATTCAGATGGTTTATCAACAGGATATAGTTCACCATTAATTTCATTCTTTATGATATCAGCAGGGCCAGTTTTGCAGTCAGAGCTTATGCAATATATACCTTGAGCATTAGCTTCGCTTAATACCATAGGAAACCCCTCAAAATCTGAAGTTAATAACAGTGCTGTAATTTCTTTAATTTCATTCATAATATAATACCACGGTTCTTTATGCCACCCGTGCCATACTATATTACTGGTTATATTTAGATTATCCGCTACACTGCGTAATATTTTCTCATCACAACCACTACCAACAATATTTAATTCCCAATTACCATGAACTTGCGATAATGCCTTAAACATACCACTAATGTTTTTATGACCGTCGGCTAATCTGCCTACATATAGAAATTTAGTTATATTCCCGTTTGGTTGAGGGATTGTTTCGCTTTTCTGAGAAACAGGATTGAAGATAGTAAAAATTTTATCTGGATTAACACCTCTATCAATAAATTGTTGAGTTATACTTGAACTAATAGAAAGGTGATAATCAGCTTTTGTTGCATAAATATTTTTATACAATTGATCAAGAGAAGTATGAACCCATGAAAATAGAGGAGTTTTAGAAAAGATTAATTTTTTTGCCAGACTTGTTATGTAACAACTTAATGGATCTATCGCAATAATGATATCCGGATTTTCTCTTCTCATAAATTTAGAGAATAAAAAGGCAAAGTGTACTCTGCGAGCTTTTGTGTTATATATCTTAGAACGGATGCGATGAAATGACATTCCATTTAACCAATCATCATTTATTTCAACAGATTCTTGGCGGATATCATTGATAAAGAAGAAACTGACGTCTGACGCTGGGCAATCTTCTGATAATAAAGCTACTAATTTTTTGCATACAGTTTCCCTTCCTCCAAAACCAGACATGTCATAGCCTACGATAATGATTTTTTTAGCTTTCATAATTAATCTAACCTTCTTATATGGGTTTTTATGAATTTCATATCTCTATATCAATAACATATTCATGTAACGGTAAAAGGTAGCTTGTATTATGAAAAAAAGAACCAAAATTCAAGCTATTCACTAGCACCATACTACATGATTTTCATAATGTGAATCAGAATATTCAAGAATTTTTTAAAACCTGAATACTTAAAGCGAAAGAGAATTAACATGGTATAAAAATATAACTATGATTTTCTGGTATAGGGAAATGTATATGAATTTATTTAAAAAAATATATTACTAGCTTGTTATTATCACCAGTTATCTTGTGAGTTACTAGAAGGCATTAGCTATAACACTAATATACAACTCACAAAGGAGAGTGGAATATCAAAGCATCAGTTGTAATATCTGCTTATCATCCCAAGAACTGAAAAGATAAAAAGTTGTATGATTTACGAAAGTAAACCGTGTAAATTCGCTGATTTATCACTCAGAACTTGCTGGTAATTCCTGAATGGTTAATGTCTTTTTCTTTAAATCGTCGTTTTGGTTATCGATTGACATGTGAATATATACCCTATGGATTTCAAGATGCATCGCGGCGGCAAGGGAGCGAATCCCCGGGAGCATAGAGAACTATGTGACCGGGGTGAGTGAGTGCAGCCAACAAAGAGGCAACTTGAAAGATGACGGGGATAGTTTTTCAGGTCAGTTAATGTTTGATACTAATGAAACATCAACACGGCTTAATAATACTAGGAGAGTGTGAGTTAAATGAACCAACTTTGATCAAGAGCTTTGAATTCTCTACACTTCGTAATCGTAGTGGGCTTTCGAACCTAAATTGATGAAAAAACTTCAAAAACTAATTGGCAAAATATTAACTCTGTAAAAATAAAAAGATTTGTTCCGCACATGATACAAGTTGAACAGAATTGCGCTCTTTTGCAATTGTTGTGATTTTTGAAAAATTAAATGCTCCTGGATAATTCCCACCATTAGCTGATACCGCATTTTTCTCCAACTCCACCGTTTCCATCAAGCCAATGAATTATCTAGCCTGTAATTTAAATTGTGCATTTTCTAAGATAAGCCGTCAATTGCTATATCTCAGCAATTTTCTCGCCAAAATAAAGTACATTAAAAAACACAAACAATTGACCAGTAAAAAAAGATAAAATTTCTAAATGAATTTCATACTATGAAAAATTGTTAATGTAAAAATATAAAGCTTATTAACAGTCTAAAATGGCCTGTTTTTACAGGCCATTTAGATTGTTGTCATGATTATATAAAAATTAAATTTTATCTTTCCTTTTAGTCAGTAATAAATTAGCCAACAACCAAATTATTTTATTTTTAGAATTAATTATTTTTAGCCTAAATAAAAAATTATTTCTCTTCCGAATAAATTCAGCATCTTGTCTTTGATAAGAAAAATCGGATAAAAAAGAAGAAAGCTCATCAAATCTTTTGGATGCTAGCATTTTCCACATTAGCTGGCCTTTTAGGCTTAAAGCTTTTGATTTAACTTTCTTCATAAAGATTTCACGATCTTCGTTATGGTATTGCATGTCCATATCTTGATAAATCGTGTCCCAAGCTTGGATTTCATCTATATAATTCTTTACACCCCACTTCTTATTCATGATGGAATCACTTCGGTAAATATAATTATAAAGATATTCTGGGATGTAAGAAAATTTTGCTTTACAGATACATAACAAAATAAATGAAATATCTTCTCCTACAATTAGGTTTTCATCAAACCAAATTTTATTTCCTAGCAAAAAATCACGTTTAATTAACATACAACAAATTCCAAAATAATCAAAGTTCAAAAAATTGAATGCCAGGTTATTTAAATCTCGATAATCTTTAGAATAAATCTCTTTGCCTGTATAAACATTCTTGAACAAACAAAAAGTAATATCACTCTTTGTCTCACTATTTTTTCGCAACACCGATTCAATAAACGAAGGCTCAAAAGAGTCATCACTATCTAGGAAAGTGACATAATCTCCTTTGGCTTTACTTAAGCCAATGTTTCTTGCTGCGGAAATCCCTCTGTTTTCTTGAGAAAAAATCGCAATATTGAAGTATTGTTCAGACAGCCGGTTAAGAACATCCATTGTGCCATCAGTTGATCCATCGTTGACAATGATGATCTCAGTGTTTTTATATGTCTGATTAAGAACACTATTAATAGCATTTTCTATAATATCTTCGACATTAAAGGCCGGGATGATAATTGAAACTAATACATCATTATTCATAATAGTACAATCCGCTAGTTACCTACAGGAATCCTTTAGAATTATTCAATAAAGAGCTTTCAATACTAAATATATATTCTGATATAAGTACATGTGTGAATTGAACCAACATCAGTATTCCTGCTCCTAATTGTCAAATTTAAAGACATTTAATTGATTATCAATATGATCGATATGGGGTATTATACTGCTTTCCTCCCATTAATTGTATCAATTAATGACTAAGGTGAAGATTTACTGTGAAAAATGTTCTCTATCTAGTAACATTATTACTCGCTCACTAATAAAATCAGTCCTGTACCATCACACTTCCAGAATCTTTTTATAGCTTTTAAGCTGAGTTTTTGCTGTTATATCGAATTAGCCTTAGTTTTACACAGTTAAGAATGTGATTTTTCATAGGTTGGTAACTGTCGCAAAATTAAAAAAACTATCAGAATCTAGATTTACAGTAGAACGAAAAAATTTCCCGGGTAAAAAATCAGTATATTTTTCACCAATAGGAATTACGTAGTAAATTTATTTTTCACTATGTAAAGTTAATTACACAAAATAAAAATATAATGAAAATATTTATCGTTATAAATCTCACTGAGCATTCCCGCAACTCATCGATAGGAAATGAAGTTCATTCAACAGTAAACGAGCTAGATATACAAAAAGAAAACATAAAATTTTAACAACTTTGCGTTTGATGTTTTTGCGTGTATTTGTTCGTTCATGGGTGAAGAAAGTCAGGCCATGATTTTTTATTATTATAGACACAATTAAGAGTTGTATAACTATGATTTGCAAAATAGTGTTTTTATTTAGCTCATCTTTTAAAGTTCTTTTGTTATTCAATATCGTATTGTGCCAAACTTTCTTTGTCACGATTATTAATATGCCGCTGCTTTCCAGAAAACTCAGATAAATCAACGTTGATAACAAACCAGTTATCAATGTATTGATATTTTGTGTTTTTTGCATAAACCAGATAGCCAGCATCCTGAATGTGTTCAACTGCGCTATTATTCGCGACCATATCTTCTACTGTTAACAAGATAGCCTTACACGCCATTATCGCAATGTCTTCTTTATTATCCGCGGCAGAAAAACAGCCATAATCTTCGACACACAGAGCAGGAATGACCAAACCATACGCTGTATTTTCATTTTTCGATAACTCAACACCTACTGAAAAAAACATGATGACCTCCAAAGTCGGCGAGGATTAAATCCCCGCCATTTTCTTTATAGATTTGATAATACCGATGGCAATCTTTTTTGGGATGCGGAACCGAGTATGTCTTTCCGGTTATTGGTAACTCCTTCTAAGTTCGCGTCCAACAGCAATCAGCTCTTTTATCAGGTTGGTTGATTTCATATCCTCCCAACCTGACATAAGCATATGCACGCATACACACAAAGTAAATCTATTTATCTCAAATGAACTTGCGTTAAAACGCAAAGTGATGCTAATTTTCTGTATATTTTCCACCCAATTATTGTTCGTAATTCCATCATAGTTAATACATTTCTTTCTCAATCATTATTTTGGTTATTTATTGGTACTCAGATCTGCCCAATTTTTACCATATTGAGTCCCATTGAATGCCTTTAAAAGCTGCTTTGACAAAGATTGCCGTCAGTTAATGAACTACAGAAAGCCTTGGTTTAACAGAAACCGTCAATTTGGCGAAAAGTGCCGTGCCGAACAGCCGGAAAATTAATGGCAAGGCGTTGAGTGGGGATGTCAGTTTGAATGCCGGGGATGTGGGGGCTTTACCGATTTCGAGTACATTAAGCGCTCAAACAGGCACCTTAAGAATAAACAATGGATCGAATTGGCCGAATATCGAATTCAGAGCAGCAAACAAGCATTTTATCGGTATTGAAGGAACAGCTGGAAATCGTTTGACAATATACGCTAATGATGAAAACAGCAATCGCAAATATACTTTAGCAACACCAGAAAAATCCGGCACGTTAGCAACACTTGATGATATCAACATATCTGTCGGCTCACCCATCCCATGGCCGTTACCAAATGTGCCTGCTGGCTATCTCGCATGCAACGGTCAATCATTTAATAAATCACTATATCCACAATTAGCTATAGCTTATCCATCAGGTGTGCTGCCTGATTTGCGCGGTGAATTTATTCGTGGCTGGGATGATGGGCGCGGTGTAGATCGTGGTCGTGGGGTTTTAACTCATCAGGGGGATGCAATTCGTAATATTACTGGTTATACCCCAGGTACAATTTTACGTGGAAATAATAATTATGGAGGATGTTTTTCTCTTTCAGGCGAAAAGGCTCCAGGAAATGAATATACAGATGTCTGGCAAAAACAGGTTCTCTTTGATGTTTCACGAGTTGTCCCTGTTGCTTCAGAGAACAGACCTCGCAACATTGCATTTAACTACATAGTGAGAGCAGCATAATGGATACACAAAAATACTCTTTAGAATATGAGATTGCCATATTGGGTAAAGATGGATTAGCAGAAAAAGCGGGCTGGCTGACAATCTACCATGCAGCGCCTAATTCAAGGGAATTTATTGGCACGACACCAGAATATCTGATGAAGGGAGTTGGCATACCGGCGAGTTCCTATATAGATGCCCCGACACTTCCTGACTCCGATTCTCTGGCTGTCAGGCGCACAGCAGACGGAGATCACTGGGAAATTGTCTCCGATTACCGGGGAAAAACAGCTTACAACACACAAACTCGCTTACCGCAAGAAATTACTGATCTGGGTGAACTACCCAAAACCCTGACATTCGAACAACCTGCTACTCATTTTGATAAATGGGATGGCTCAAAGTGGGTGGCGGATAAAGCGGCAATAAAGGACAGTGAGATTGAGCAGGCAGAACAACTACGCGGCACACTGTGTACACAAGCTAATGAAACCATTACGTTACTCCAATATGCCGTTGATACGGAATTGGCTTCGGAAGAGGAACAGGCATTGTTACTTGAATGGAAAAAATATCTGGTATTGCTGAACCGTGTTGACACTTCATTGGTCCCTGATATTAAGTGGCCTGAGATGCCAGAATGACAACAATAAGGGCTGCTTATGCAGCCCGATAACAAAAATACATATCAGTATGGTTTTTTAGGCCAGTTAATGTCCGGTGCTAATGTGACATCAATACGACTTAGTGATATTTGGTATTTTTTCCAAGCTACTAATTGTGCTTTTTCCTCATCATTTGCCATATTTAGATCAATAGCATCTTGTAATGGTGCGATTTGGTTTGTTGCTTCAGCTATTAATTGCTGTTTTTGAAATTTAGCCTGTTGCTGTAATTCTTCTTTTGTGGGGGGAGGAATATCTGCCCATTCTGGTAAGCCATTTTTACCCGCTATTCGGTATTTACCCTCTGGTGGAATACTGCCAGCAAACTCAATGAAAATAGCCTCATTAACTTCCACTGCATCATTTGGAAATGAACCTGCATTGATATAGTCTTGTTTCCATTCGGCTGGATAAAATGCGTTAGTTGTTGCACTGTAATAATACATAATTAATACCCCACTGCGAACCAATAATAACCTACACTAATACCAGTATTAGCATAGTCATTAGTCAATTTGAATGAAGATGGACTTAGAACAGCGGAGTAACCATTAGCTATACCACCACTGGCCCCTAGTCGATTCACTGTCAACATTACATTCACACATGCATTAGAGAACCTAACTGGTAGCTGAACTGTGATAATCTCTAGAGGCTCTAGAACTCGAGTTACGCCCCACTGATAAATCACTCCAGTATCGCCACATTTCCACCAACCATTTGTAGACTTTAAGGCCATATTTTTGCTGCCATATCGCCCATCACATTCACCTGTGGTATATGCGCCTAGCTCGCCCGGTGACGGTTTGTTTACAGCACTATAAACACGAATACTTGGGTATTCATACACACCTCTGCCGGAAATAGACCCTGTTGCATCCACATACCCATTCAAAACACCACCGGATTTTGGGTAAGCACTTTTCGCCAAATTCACCGTGTCTGTTAAACCAAGTTCACTCGCAATAGGTTTATTCTGCGTGTTATATTCTTGTGCCCAAGGTGTCCATCCCGGACCGCTCCACGGGTATAAAGCCCGTGTATATATCCGACTGCTATTATAGACAAAATAACGTTGAATAGTGCCAGCAGCCTGTAAAACAACAAGAGAACCAGCGGATGCTTCGGGGTAGTTTTTACCGGCTGTCGCTTGTACATTCAAACCCTGATAATAAAGCCCTGGCGTTTGATAATCATTTAAATCGGCTTTGTCAGGGATCGATATTGCTTGCCCATTAAAGATATCTTGAGAGGTAATATTGACATCCCCACTTAATGCTTTGCCATTAATTTTCCGGCTGTTCGGCACGGCACTTTTCGCCAATTCTACCGTTTCTGTTAAACCAATGTTTTATAGAATCTATAAATTAACAATAAATCGTGTCGAAGCAGTATGTCAGGGCATTAAATGGAGATAAAAAAGGTAAAAACTGGGTATATCCATGTGTTAATAAATGACCAAAATGACGATTATGGGGAACAGAATTGCAAATGGTTTAATTACGAGCAACCTTTGTCTATAAAACAACCTGAAAATAGTCAAAGTAGAGCACATATATTGGCAAAATGCGTGCCTTTCCCAATCATGGTGGAAACAGATTGGCTATGATCTGTATTAGTCACTATTTTTTTCTGATTTGCGTATTCTGATTCTGGAGATTTGTTATAACGAAATAAACTGAGAGTTACCTGTAATCTTGTATGGGATTTGGTAACCATATCAAAGCAGGTAACTCCCAATTTTAGATAAAGTTTCAA